CAGCGCATTGGCGCCCTTGTTGACGACGGAAACCGACGCGCCGGCGGCGCTTGGCACCGGCAATATGACGCCGGCACCGGATGCAACGGTCGTCACAACGTTGTACGCGGAAGTCAGCGCGGTCGCGGTTCCCTGCGTCGTTCCGGCCGCCGATACCGATGCGCTCGTCGATCCGTATTGAAGTCCGTTGATGGTCGGCGTGGTGATGACGGGAGAGTTTGCCTCGACCACACTCCCGCTGCCGGTCGTGCTCGCCGCGCTAATGGCCGAGCCATTGCCTTGCAGGATTCCCGTGGCTGTTGTGGTAAGCGTGATTGTCGGCGCGATAGTCGGGTTCGCGATCGTTCCGGAAAATCCATTAGCAGACGCAATCGAAACCGAGGTCACCGACCCGACCGCCGCCGTCGCCCAGGTGCAATCACCGCGCAAAATCTGCGTCGGATCATTCGGCGGCGTCGGCACCCCGCCGCCCGTATTGGCGTTGCAAGGCGTCAGTACCCATTGGTGCGTATTCGCATTCAGGCCGCCGAGAATCACCCACTGCGCGCCGTCCCACTCTTCCAGATAGTATGGAACGGTGCCGATGTTCAACCACTGCTGGCCGAGCACCGGGACCAATGGCGGCGTGACCCCGCTGTTCTGCGCGATCAGCGCGTTGATGTCGTTGTACGCCGCAAGGAAATTCGTGCGCAGCGGCCCCGACGATATCAACGAGTTCTGCCCAGGGACGTTCGGGTTGATCGATGAGCCGGCGGCGCCCGCATGCTGCGCGAGCGCAAGAAGTCCTGCGGCAAGGAAGCCGCTGATGAAACGCTTGAACATTGTTTTCCTCTGAAATTAGCTGACGGTGACGGAACCGGAAACGATGACTTGCTGATTGGTGGCGGCGAGGTCGGCCGTGCCGCCGTTGAGCAACATGCCCGTGACCTCTTGAACACCTGGAACCGCGTAGACAATGGCATAAAGCTTCGACCAATAGAGCGGCTGCCCGAGCTGAATCGCCGCGATGAAATTCTGCACTGCTGCCTGGATTGCAGGCACGATCTGCCCGTGGGTGTAGCCGGCCGCCGCCGTGGCCGTCATCGCGACATTGGCCGTAACTTGCGTCGCGCCGAACACGCCGAAGGTAATGCCGAGCGGCCTGATCGCATCGATCGCGGCATAGGCCGCCGAAATGTTGCCCGATGTTCCCGGGTTGATGACCACGTAAAAGTAGCCAGGCTGTGCGCCGCCGCCATAGGCTACGTTCTCTGTCAGGCTGTATTGAAGACCAAGTTGCAAATTGGCGATCGCCGAAGCGACGGCGGCCTTGATGCCTTCTTTCAACCCCGCGATGTACAACTGGAAGCGCGTCTGCAGCGCACTGTCGCTTTCGCCGTCGATGCCGCTGGCATAGGCCAGCGCATTCGTCACCGTATCGACGCCGACGATCGCCGCGGCAATCACCGTGATGGTGTTGGCATTGACGTTACCCTGAACGCCGGCATTGACCGCCTGGACCGTCGCGTTTGCCGACGACGTGCCGGCCGGGATGATGTAGGAATTGGTCGACCCATTGAAATAAGCCTGTGTCGCGTCGGCAACGACGATAAATTGCTGCGTGCCGTCTGTCGTCTTGAGCGTCGTGCCAACCGGTATCGTGGCCTGCGCCGTATTGGTGAAACGCGAGAACGTGACGGCGCCGGTCGCCGGTATCGCGGCCTCGCGCACCAGGCCGAAATCGCCGACGAACGAATCGACGTCGTTGCCGGTCGACGTCGCCAGCCGCGTGGTGCCGAGCAGCTGCATCACCAGCGCCTGCAGCCACATCGACACACCAGCGACCGCCTGGGTGCGCGCAAGCTCCAGCGAACCGATGATGAAGGTCAGGACGGTGGAACACGCCGCCTGGATCGATGCAACCTGCTGTTGCACCAGGGACTGGAAGGATTGGGTATTGAGTGCCATGTTTTGCGTCGCCTAGCTTGTCAGAGGAACGGATACGGTTACAGGCTGCCCGGTCGGGGCATACGTGTAGATGATTTCGACCGCGAGCAATCCGGTCGCGTCGTTTTGGAACGTCATGGCCGGCCCCGGCAGTTTCTGCACGTCGGGCTGCTTGACCACGACCGACTTGATCACTGCCTGGATCTCCGCGAACTTCTCCGCCGACAGCGCCTGGCCGACATATCGGCCAAGCCCGGCGCCGTAGGTTGGCTCCCAGACGTATTCGCCTGGCGCGGTCAACAACTCGCGCACGATGCGCTGATTGATCTCGACGATCGCCGTGGCGGTCGCGTCATCTCCCGAGGCCGTGAACTGCGTGTCCAGGCCCCACCAATGAAACTCTGCTGTCATGCGGATTCCTAGTTCGGCGGCGTCGATACTGCCGCGCCGACGGTGTGAGTATGGTTGTGCAGGCTCTTGCCATTGCCGATCACATCGGTCTGGCCGGTGACGGTGCCGCTGGCCGTGATGTTGCCGTTCGATTGCTGGTTGCCGTTGATGGTGACGTTGCCGTTGATCTGCAGGTTGCCCTGTTGCGTCAGCAGCGGCGTGGTGCTGGTAATGCCGGTCGGCGCGCCGAGCGTGATCGTGCCGTCGTTGTTGAGCTTGATGTAAGACCCCTGGCTATCGACGAATGCCGCCTGGCCCGACTGCACCAGCGGCGGCTGCGCCGCGTTGCGGAAGAAGCGTCCGCCCACCACGCAGGCCTGCTGGTTACCGTCGATGAAGGAAAGCCGCACCTGGTCGCCGATGTTGGGGCCGAACACCGCACCGAGATTGTTGCCGACCCAGATCGCCTCCAGCGGTATGAACGCGGTCTCGATGCCTTCCGGCTGCAACTGCACCTTGACGGTGTAATTCGCCGGGTTGTAGGCCGAGATGATGCCATACTTGGGAAACGCCAGGTTCGACAGGAACTCGGACACCACGCGCTTGATGTGGTGGATCATGACAGTTTCACCTCCTGTGGCGGCGGCGCCGTGCGCGCGCTGATGGTTTGCAAAAAGCCGCGCCGGTCGAACGTGCGGCTGATGTGCGCGATCTGGTAAGTCGTATCGAACGGCGTGCCGGTGCCGCTCACCGTGAGCGGCGTCCACGGAAACGTCACCGTGTCGCCCGGCACGGTCGTGTCGAGCTTGTATTCATGCTGGCTGATTTGCGCCAGCAAGCGATCGGCCTTGTCCTTGCACTGCGCCAGCGTCATGCCGGGAAAGCTGAAGTGATATTCCTGCGCGGTCTGCACCACGTTGGCGCTATTGGCCAGCAGCTTGCTTGTGCGCACGCTGTGCGCCTCGGCATGATAGGCCGCATTCTTCGCACCGTGAAAGCTGCTGACATGCACCGTCACATCGCCCGAGATGGTCAGGTCGTGCGAGAACTTCAATCGCTCGGCGTTGATCACCGGATAATCCCGCTCGTCGTTCGGCGCCTGGTACACGATGCTGTAAGGCGCATCGGACAGGGTCGAGCCGAACTCGCCGAAATACAGTTCGCGCCCCAGCACGAAGCATTGCATGCCCTCTTGCTGCGCGAGGTATGTCATCAGCGTCCACATGGTGTTCTGATGATGCACCACGCTGGTGTCCTGCGAGTAATAATTGCCGGCAATGATCTTGGTCGGCGTGATCCTGGTGGTGAGGATCGGAAACTTGGCTGCCAGCATCGCCACAATCTGACTCGATGTCAGGTTGCGATAGTCGCTGTTCACCTTGTTGTCGATGAACAGCGACGTCAGGTCGCGACCGGTCAGCGTGATGGTCGAGGTGGCCGGATCGAGCGCAATGTCATCCATGCGCGCCGTCATCAGGAGCGGCAGGTTGGCGCTCGAAACGTCGTCCGGGCTCGCCACAAACCCGACGTAGACATCGATCACGATCTCGGTCTGGCCCATCCACCAGGCCCACTCAAACTGCTCGGCAGCCACCGTCACGCTGATGGAGCCGGCCTCGTAGATGCCGTTGTGATCGATGGAAAACGCGCTCCACTTGATCGGCGTGTCGCCTGCCATCAGCAGCGCACGCGGCAGGCGCGCCTGGCCTTCTGTTGGAATTTGGTTGATCATTTTGGAAATGGTGGTGGGACGCTCTTCAGTGCTGATAGGCGCACCGTCTCATTGAAGCATGAATGCATGCAGTTGCTTTGCGCCCCTCGCCTGCTTTGCTCCCCTCGCCAGCGGGCGGGAGAGGGGCCGGGGGTGAGGGCGTTCGCAAAGGCCTAAGGTCTTGGCAAGCCCCCTCACCCCTGCCCCTCTCCCGCCCGCGGGCGAGGGGTTCCCAACCCTTACACACGCCTGCGGCAATGACTAAACTCGATTGGGGAGAGTATTGGCTGAAACAATGTTCGATATATTCATTAGATTTCCAATGCGAGTAAGCGCTCAACCGAACAACCCATCGTCACGCCGGCACCGTCAACGTATTGAATCCCGGCGTCATCGGATCAGACAATCCGCTCGCCTGCGCGATGTCGGTCCACCTGGTGGCATCGCCATAGGTCTGGGTAGCGAGCTGGTACAGGTTGCCGCCGCCGGTAGTGATCTGCTTGTTGCCGGCCGGATTCGCCACCAGGGCCAGGTTTGCCTGCACGCGCGTCGCGATGTCGCCCAATTGCGATAGCGCGGTCAGTTGCACCGCCGCCGTGGCCTGCGCCACCAGCGCCGATGCCTGCGTAGCGACAGGCACGGCAAGATTGATGCCGCCGATCGAAGGAATAGCCGCGATCGCCGCCGTCGCCGTCGCCTTCAAGCCGGCCACCGCGCCCTGCAGCGCAGCCACCGCCCCTTGCGCCTGCGTAATCGCGCTGCCCAGTTGCGCCGTGATGGCGCTGCTGATCGACCCGCTCAGCGCGATCGACAGCGCGCCCGGCAAGGC